AAAAAATTAATTCGAGAAATTAAGAAACCTTACAAAGTTAAGGAAGTGAAGCAGGAGAAATTGAAAGGATATCGCCCTAAAACATTTGGCAAACTTCATACACAATATGATAAGTTGATGCAGAAGGCAGAAAATCCTGCGCCATTCAAGCAGATGGATGAAACTGTTTGGACTAAAAACGATAAGTATTATAATGAGAGACTTTCTCAGGAGAGAAAGAATGAAGTGTTGGATCATCTTGGCACTGGAGATCACTATTGGGATCTGATCTGCGAAACTGGAAAGAAGAGTAGAGAAAAAGGATTGAAAGAAAAGTATGGTGACTATACATTAGTTCGTAAGGAACAATTAGCAGGAGATACTTTGCTGTTCTTTGTTGATGAAAATGGTAAAAAAGAAAGCATCTTGCAATCTGAATATAGTGATAGAATTGCTAGACAGATTGAAGAACCACTCTGGGAGCAAGAAACACTTAACGCACCAAATGATCCTTTAATCAAGCGTATTAAAAATAAACTCGCTACTCAGATTGATTATCCAGATAAACCATCTCCAATGGGATATCCTGATGGAGCAACACCACAGCAGGTTGCTGGATGGCATCCAGAGTATGGTAAGAGGGCTGCTTATTATAATTCGTTAGATCCACAGAGTGCTGACGCAATGCCAGCAACTGGAGATCCTGAGATCGATGCAAAAGTAAATGCTCAGAAGACTCCAGTATTGAAAAGAGTATCTGCAATTCGTAAAAAGAAGGGTAAACCGAACTCCTGATTTTTAAAAACGTGCTATAAATATGTGTGATTGCCTTCGGGGATCACACAACACAAACTCGCTTTTATAGGAGCTAATAACCATGGGGAACTTAATGAAGTTTCATACGAAAGATCTGCCTGAGCTGATGGACCGTATAAATAGGTACAGTATCGGCATGGATAATTACTTTGACCGTCTTGGGACACTGCACGAGACGCAAACTAACTATCCGCCATATAATCTAGTTCAACTAAGCAACGTAGAATATCGCTTAGAACTAGCACTTGCAGGTTTTAAAAGAGAAGAAATTAATGTCTACACACAAGACGGCAAACTTTTTGTCGATGGAAAAAAAGGAGATGCTGAGACCGAACGAACATTCACAAGATCTTGGACCCTCAGCGATGAAACGGAAGTTAGATCAGTTACTTTTGAGGATGGGTTACTGACTGTTGACTTAGGAAAAGTTGTTCCAGAGCATCATCAAAGGAAAGACTATCTCTAAATATTAAAGAATATCGTCGCCGCAGGGGGCAACTGGCAAAATCCAGTTGATTCCCCTCTTTTTTTGTGTTAAAATAAGGTTGACTATTTTTATATAATATGCTATGCCCTGGTTGAGTCTAGCAATCTTATTTCCAATTGCGTGTGCGTTATTCATTCCTCTGCTCCCAGATGGGAACAAGGTAGTTAAGTGGTATTCACTTGGCGTCACACTAATTACTTTTCTGATTACAGTAGCGGGATATGTTAATGGATACGATCCTGATATTAGTAGTCTTCAGATGGCGGAGAAATATACCTGGGTTCCTCAACTAGGACTTTCCTGGTCTGTAGGAGCGGATGGTCTTTCAATGCCTCTCATTCTGCTTTCTAGTTTCATTACAAGTCTGGCGGCACTTGCTGCTTGGCCAGTTACATTCAAACCAAAACTGTTCTACTTTCTGCTACTGCTGATGGATGGTGGGCAGATTATGGTTTTCGCAGTTCAGGATTTGATTCTGTTCTTCCTGTCTTGGGAACTGGAACTTGTTCCTGTGTATTTGATGATTTCTATCTGGGGTGGTAAGAAACGCCAGTATGCTTCTACAAAGTTCATTCTATACACTGCTGGTAGTTCTTTGTTCATCCTTCTTGCAGGACTAGCGATGGGATTCTGGACTGGAACACCCAACTTTGAATATACTTATCTGATGGAGCAGGGATTTCCACCCAACTTCCAACTCTGGTGTTATGGTGCATTCCTGATTGCTTTCGGTGTCAAACTACCGATTGTTCCATTTCATACTTGGTTGCCTGATGCTCACGGAGAGGCAACAGCACCAGTTCATATGCTGCTGGCGGGTATTCTACTTAAGATGGGTGGATATGCTCTTCTGCGATTCAACTGTCAACTTCTCCCAGAAGCACATAAAGTATTTGCACCAGCACTGATTATTATGGGTGCTGTGAATATTATCTACGCAGCACTCACATCTTTCGCACAGAGAAATCTGAAACGGAAGATTGCCTATAGTTCAATCAGTCATATGGGATTTGTATTGATTGGTGTTGGTAGTTATAGTGCCCTTGGAACAAGTGGTGCGATGCTCCAGATGATCAGTCACGGATTGATTGGTGCTTCTCTGTTCTTCCTGGTGGGAGCAACATATGACCGAACTCACACCCTTCAACTGGATGAGATGGGTGGAGTTGGTAAGAGTATGAAGGTTATGTTTGCTCTTTGGGTGATGTGTTCCATGGCGTCACTTGCTCTGCCTGGTATGAGTGGATTCATTAGCGAACTGATGGTGTTTACTGGATTTGCTACTGATACTGTGTATGCTCTTCCATTCCGTGTTGTACTTTGTCTTGTATCTGCTATTGGTGTTATCCTCACTCCGATCTATTTGCTTTCAATGCTTCGGGAAATCTTCTACGGTAAACCGAACCCTGAACTGGTCGCTCATACCAATCTGGTGGATGCCGAACCTCGTGAGGTTTACATTGTGAGTGCTCTTCTGGTTCCTATCATTGTGATTGGATTGTATCCCAGGATTATGACAGATACATATAAGAGTTCAATTGATGCGTTGGTTGCTCGCGACAAGGCAGCATTAGTTCGCCCACAATTGGTTCGGACTTTTACCCCACCAACCGTCTAACCATGCTATAATACGTGGAGGAAAAAAATTAATCATGGCAATCAAATTGATGCTCCTGAAGACAGGAGAAACACTGATTACTGATGCTAAAGAGGTAGTTCAAGAGGAGCAAGTTCGTGGTTATATGCTCGAACGACCTCACTTCATTCGCACTCAAGAAAAAACTGCGTTGATGGAGAGTGATACTGGCAAAGGTAATTATGAGCTAGATATTATTCTTACTCCTTGGATGATTCTTTCTAGTGATACTAGTTTTGTGATCACTGCGGATACGGTTTCTACAATCTGTGAACCAATTCCCAGTGTGAAGGAAATGTATTTGAACAAAACTACTGCTAGTATGGAAGTTGAGGAGGAAGTGCCACTTAGCGAAACTGAGGTTTTAAATGGATAAAATTATTAAATGTATTCTTGTTGATGTTGACAATGTTCTCATCAGTGAGATTGAAGAAGTTGATGCAGCACTTGGAGATCCCAATTGTAAGTTGACTAAACCCTATCGTTTCTTTGGTGAGGATAATATGGAACCTTGGCCAAAAGGAACAAATGAAACTGAACTGATGATTCGTGCAGAGAATATTCTCACGATTGCAGATCCATCTCCAGAAGTCGTTGAAGCGTACTTGAAACTTACAGAATGAGATTTTACACGAACGTCCAAATGGTCGGGGATCACTTCTTGGTCCGTGGTTATGAAAATGGTCAACATTTCATGACTCGGGAGAAGTTTTACCCGACCCTTTTTGTTGAAGCAAAAGGAAAAACCAAATACAAAACCCTTGAAGGTGATTATGTTCAATCAGTTGAACCTGGAACTGTTCGTGATTGTCGTGAATTTATCAAGCGATATGATGGCGTAGATAACTTCAAGATCTACGGAAACGACAGATACATCTATCAGTATATTTCTGAGAAGTATCCTGAAGAAGAAATTAAGTTTGATACTACAAAGATTAAAATCTCTACGATTGATATTGAGGTCAAGTCGGAAAATGGATTCCCTGACGTTGAATCTGCTGCAGAGGAAGTTCTGCTCATTACTGTGCAGGACTACACTACCAAACAGATCCGTACCTGGGGTCAAGGACCCTTCAATAACAAACAGCAGAACGTCATCTATAAAGGTTTCTCCACAGAGTATGAACTTCTGAATGACTTCATTAACTGGTGGATGATTGAGGACAATACTCCTGAAGTTCTAACTGGTTGGAACAGTGAACTGTATGATATGCCGTACTTGGTGCGCCGTATTGATAGGATTCTTGGTGAGAAGTTGATGAAGCGTATTTCACCTTGGGGTCTTGTTACAGAGAAAGAAACATTTATTGCAGGTCGTAAACACATTTCTTATGATGTTGGTGGTATTACGCAACTTGATTACCTAAATCTTTATAAGAAGTTCACTTATAAGGCGCAAGAATCCTATCGACTGGATTATATTGCGAGTGTGGAACTTGGGCAGAAGAAACTGGATCACTCTGAGTTTGATACGTTCAAAGATTTCTATACTAATGGGTGGCAGAAGTTTGTAGAATACAATATCATTGACGTGGAACTTGTTGACCGTATGGAAGACAAGATGAAACTGATTGAACTAGCAATCGTTATGGCATATGACGCTAAAGCGAACTATGCTGATGTGTTCTCCCAGGTCCGTATGTGGGATACTATCATTTACAATTACCTCAAGAAGAGGAATATTGTAATCCCTCCCATCGTCCGTTCTGACAAAGACTCTAAGTATGCAGGTGCATATGTCAAAGAACCGATTCCAGGAAAGTATGATTGGGTTGTTAGTTTTGACCTTAATAGTCTCTACCCTCACCTTATTATGCAGTACAATATCTCGCCAGAGACACTCTTGGACGAGAGACATCCCTCAGCTACGGTTGATAGAATCCTTGAGGAAGAAATAAACTTTGAACTGTATAAAGACAATGCTGTCTGTGCTAACGGTTCAATGTATCGGAAGGACGTGCGTGGATTCCTTCCAGAGTTGATGGATAAGATCTATAAGGATCGAACCATCTACAAAAAGAAGATGCTTCAGGCAAAGCAGGATTATGAAAAGACTCCAACTAAGGCACTGGAGAAAGAGATTGCGCGATGCAACAACATTCAGATGGCTCGCAAGATTCAACTCAACTCTGCATATGGTGCTATTGGTAATCAGTACTTTAGGTACTATAAACTGGCCAATGCGGAGGCGATTACGCTTTCTGGTCAAGTCTCTATCCGTTGGATTGAGAATAG